AGTATTTGTGTATTTTCTACGACTCCAGAGGCAGAAATGCCAAATATATTATCGCCGAGCAAAACAGTGCCCGTGGTAGGTGGGTACTTACCATTGTTATATTCATACATAGATAAAACAGATGGGCCATAACTTAGTGCCTCTAAAAAAACTTCATCGCCACCAAAGCGATCGGGTTGTGGGAAGCTAACTACCCAACCAACACCAAGCGCACCTGCATTTAATAAATCTACATGTATTTGTGCCAAACGACTTCTAGGAATAGGCCAACCACCCTCTTTTTCTATATCTTCTTCGCTGATACTTAAAATTACAAAGTTGCCACTTGGTTGTTGTTCTTCTACAAAAGCATCGAATGTTTGTAGTTTTAGAATCTGTAAAGGATATAACTGAAACAACAGTGGCAGTAACAGTATTATAAATGTGGTGAATATAACTTTCTTCATCAAGAACCTTGCCTTATTGTTATGCTTGAGTTGCCTGTACCATTGATTTGCACAACCTTAGATACGCCGTCTTGTATAAAAATTACTGTGTAAGACTGATCGCCATTCACAAGAACCTGGGCACTTTGATTGACTGTACGAATTAGTTTTACTTGGCTACCTTGAATTAGTGTAGTTATTTGAGTATCTCTGTCTTGACCTACAGCTGTGCCTGCTATATTTATACCAGCAACAAAATTAGTAAGCTGGTCTTCTTCTTCTTTGGTATCTAAATCATCAATGACATCTAACAAATCTTCAAGAAAATTTACATCTAATAAATCAATATCCAGCTCTGTAAAATCAAAGTTTGGATCTTCCTCTAATAAATCTTCTGCTAATAAATCTACGTCTAAATCTGTAAAATCAAGGTAATCAGCGGTTTGTGTTTGCTGTACTTCTTCTTCTAATATTTCTTGTTTTGGCGGTGAAACAATAAGCAGATTATCTATAAACTCTAATGATATATCCAAAGTAACAGGTTTAGATGGTGTGCTTTCAAACACAGTTGTAGTGGTAGCTTGGTAAGGTTTGTTTAATACAACCTGTCCTGCTGCGGTTGTTACTAATATTTCGCCACTAGCATCGCCAAACTGATCGGGCAAAAGAATAATTAAACTTTCGCCAAGCTCGTTTACTGTTGCTGTAAAGTCAGTACCTCTTACAAAAATCTGTGAAGTCGGCGTAGATAGAGTTATATTTTTTTTGTTAAGTTTATTTACGCTACCAGATATAAAACGAATAGTACCGCTGGCAAATTGCAAAGCCATTTCTGATTTATCTGGGTTTGGATCAAAAACATACTTATCAATTAGTAATTGTGAGTGCTCGGTTAGTTTTACTGTGCTGTCATCAAGAAAAGTTATAGCTACACGACCAGCTCTTGTTTGCACCTCATCGTTTGAAGCAATATCAAAATCTAATTCAGCTGGATATGCTTGGCCTCTTACTACCTGCCCATAACCTTTTAATTCAGTAATATCACCGATACTAGCAACTTGTGCTTGTACCGCCATCGCTTTGTACGATGCAGATATTAGAATTAGAAGTGTTAGATATGATTTTAAGCCAGTCACGAGCTAAAGTTGATGTTTGATCTATGTTGAAAGTGTTACCGCTGCCATCTAGGTCAAGGTAAAAATATCCAGCGTCGCTTGAGCTTGCGCCATAGCCACTACCAGTAAAGTTTACTGTGTTAGTTGATCCGTTGATGTCCATGTAATTGGTTGCATATTCATAATCAATATCAAAATCAAAATCGTTGCTATCGCCAGTAATTATCCAATCCAAGTCTAAATAACTTGCATCGTCATCTTCACCAATTTTTATATCAGCTGTGTTGCTGGAACCTGTAACATCGATGTTTAAATTTACATAGTCTGTTGCACTAAGTCCTGTCGAGTTCATCAATAAGTCCCAAACATTGCTGTCGCCATCAAATTCAAAAAAACCTGTAAAGTTACCGCCGTCTATAGCATCGGATCTAAAAATATTACTAGATCCTATTTGATTGATGTCTAACACCATGGTTGCTCCGTCTAAATCAAGAGCAGTCATTGAACCAGATGAAGCCGAAGTTCCACCAATAAGGTTGGTAGATCCTAGCTGTTCAAGATCAATAGAAGCATTAGAGCCGCTTTGATCTACATAAATTTCGTTATCAGCTAATAAGGTAGCTGAGAGTAAAAGAATAAATAAATATCTCATTAGTTCTCCGTAAAAGTCCAAAAACCTAACTCACTACCTTGGTTTATTATATCAACGATACCAATTTCTATGGCGCTTTGCAAAGCGATGGACTTACTTTCGTTCATAGCATTTCCAGACTCATACTCAACTAATTCCAGACCATCGGCTATATATCTAAAATAATCTTTAGATATTCCTACTGATAAGATAGTTTTAGTTGTTAAGTTTTCAAGCAGTATTTCACCCGTGCTTACCGACACCATTCGTATAGAAACCAATACAGTATCTTCACGATATTGCTTGCTTGCGCCTATACCTAAGTATCTTGCACCGATACCACCAGTTAAAAGATTGGTGTTGTAATCAACAATCCCACCCTCAATAATAAGACCAGCAAAAAGTAGAGGAAGTTGGTCATTACTATCATCAAACTTTTCACGAGTAGATCTAATTATCTGCCTCTCTTTTGTGATGTGATCGATTCCACCACGCTCGACTACACGAAAGAAGCCAGATTGTTTAAGCGC